TGGTAGACGTTCTGCAGGAACTGCTTGTAGAGCGCGACCTCGAACATCAGCCCGGTGCGTTCGTCCATGACCTGCACCACATCTTCCGCGCTGTCCCCGCCTTCCGGCATCGCCGGCATACGGGTGGCGAGGATCACCGCATTGCGGTCAAAGGCCAGGTTCGCGGTGTAGTTGTTGCCGATGGTCAGTTCGTTCGCATCGACACCAGCGACCAGGAGGCCCGGATCGCCGATCACGATGTCGCCGCTGGTCGAGGTCAGGCCGGTGTTGACGACATACTTGTTCACACTGTCGCCAGCATGGGTGATGATGTCGCCCGCCTTGATGCCGGTGCTGTTGACCGTGCCGCCTTCGAGCGACAGGGTGGTCTGGCCGACAGCCTCACCCGCCGCGATGAAGTCATAGCCGGTGCCAGCGCCCTTGGTGTGGACGCCCACGGCATGGCTGTGACGGATGGCGAAGTTCTGGATGCGGTCGGTCATGCCGTTGCGCAGCATGTCGCTCGAACCAGCCTCGTTGGCCTTGAACAGGATCGACTGCTTGCCGCGCAGGTTGGCAATGGCGGCATGGCCAAGGACCAGCTGGCGGTCAGTGGTCGGACAGCCGTTGTAGTCGAGGATTTTCGCGGTTTCGGCAAAGTCGCTGAAATCGCCAGCGGTGCCGAACGGAGCGGTGCCGGCCGAGCCGTAGCCACGCGACGCCTTGACGTAGGCAGCTGCCCACAGGTCGGCTTCGATCTCGTTGACCAGCGTGCGCATACCCTGCGCAAAGCGGTCAGCCTGCACCGAGGAAAACAGGCCGGAATTGCCCAGGCCCTTGGTTTCCTCGCCGTTCCAGCGCACAGCAACGTGCTTCGACTTGGAGATAGTGACGGAGGTGTTGCCGATCGTCTGGTCGCCAGTGTTCGGGGCGGTCACGCCGGGGGTGTTGTCGGCGCTCGAAGCGGCGGGGGTGATCGGGATGTAAACGTTCTCGTTCACGGCAGCGCGGGCCACATTGGTGTCACGGCGCACGGCGGGGATCATGCCGACCATTTCGCGCGACACAACGTCCAGCGCTTCGTGCAGGTCGGGGATGAGATTGGTCAGGGTGTTTGCCACGGGGGTTCTCCGGTTGCGTAGAGGGGAAAGCCGCAACAGGCGCTGCCTGTGGTAGCGGTCCCGGCGCTGCCGGAGATTGAAGGGGCGCTGCCCACTTCGGAGACGGACTATCTGTCATTCAGGCGCGAAAGTCAACGGGGCAGTGAGGTTTGCCCCGTTGACCCTCCGCAAGCCTGTTAAGCGGCCTCGTTGACGACCGTGTAGCCGTCGCGGATCTTCGCCGCACCTGCCACCGGGTTCGCGTCGTATTCGGCGCGGGTCATGGTCTTGGCCGATCCGCCACCCGATCCACCAGGAGCACCGCCACCGCTGTTGCCACCCGCCGCACGGAACGCCTTGCCATCGTCGCTGTCGAGGAACGAGGAGATGAATTCGCGGGCAGGCTTGTCGCCGATCTGCACAACATACTTGCCATCGACCATATCGGCCTTGGCCTGCTGCTGCACCATCGCCTTGAGCGCCGGGACCAGTTGCGGAACCACATTGCCCTTGGCAATCGCGTCGGTGATCTCGGCTTCGAGCGCATATGCCCGTGCAGCGCCGCTCTCGGTTTCCAGCGCCTTGACCGCAGTGTCGCGCTCCTTGGTGAGGCCGGTGATCTGCTTCTGTGCCTCCTTGAGCGCGGCCTCGGCCTTTTCGGCGCGGGCCTCGGCGGCAGTCAGGTCTTCCGGCTTGATCTCCTGCGTCGCGCGCAGCTTGTTCTTGAGGTCTTTCACCTCGGCCAGCAGCTCCCGGTTCTTTTCGTCCTGGGCCTCCTTCGCGGCTGCAATGGCGGCATCGACGTCGGCTTTCGTGTAGGTCTTGTCGTCGGACATGGTGGTATTCTCCTATCGCGTGCGGAGTTCATAATCCGAGGCAAGTTCCGCTGCTCGCCTGCGGTAAGGTCGGCCTATCTCGTTTTCAGTTCGTCAAGAGTTAGCTCTCGCCCGGTGCCAGACACCAGATCACGCACAGTCAGTTTGCCCGCCAGGAACAGTTCGGCCCTGCGCTTGCCGAGGACGTTCTCGACAAAGGCAGGCGATTGACGGGACAGAAATGCTTGAAACGTCATGTCGCCGGGAACGGGGCCATCCTTGCTTGCGCGCTGGCCGGTGTCGTCCGGTTCGGGAATGTTGAGGCCGATCTCCTTGAAGGTCTTCGGGATCGGCGAAAGGACGCAGCGGCATCCCATGTGAAGCGGTGCGGCAGTGAATTCGACCTTGGTCCCTTTCAGCTTTTCGCCGTCGAGGTTCCACGCCTGCCCATCGAGCGCCATGCACCGCAGGCAAGTGAGGCTGTCGAGCGTTGCCAGCCAGCGCACGCCCTTGATGAACCGCGCGTTCTTGCGGAACGTCTCAAGCCTTGCGCGGTTGGCGGCAGTCAGGACCGAGGTATGAACGAGCGCGCGGGCATTGCGGCGCGGAACGTCCATAATGCCGGGTTCACCGCGCCGCCCGGTGATGCGCGCGACAATCCGCTCCTGCGTCTCGCCATTGGCAATACCCTGCCTCACTTGCGCGGCGAACTTGAAGGCCAGATCCTCGCCCTGCTTTGCCCACCATGCGCTTGAGGGTGCGCCGTCGATCAAAACATCCTTGCCAAGCTGCAATAGCACGGCATCGGTCGGGATCGCCACAGTAGTGGGGATCGCGTCCTGAAGGATTTCCTGCGTCTTTTCGGCCACGATCACGGCGAGGGCGTGGGTATCGACCGAGGCCCCGGCCCGCCGATAGGTCAGGTCAATGATCTCCTCGGCCTGCCGGATCACTGCGTTGACCTCGCGGGTCTGGGCGGCATTAAGCGCGCCCGTCGCCACGAGGTCTTTCAGTTCGCGGGCCAGTTCGGCCATAATCGCATCGACGCGCTGCTCCTCCCCCGCCGACAGCCGCAGGACTTGCAGGGCATTGCGAAGGATCGCGTCGGCAAGGGGGAGTTCGGTCATATCAGCACCGCCTCGATCTTTCCGTGATAGCGCCTAACCCGCACCTCGCCTTTGACGATCTCCGAAACGCCGTAGTAATCATGCGCCAGCGTTTCGAGCCAGCCTTCGTCGCGGTCATACGCGACGACGCAGCGGAACAGATCGCCATCGACCGGGACCATAACCCGTTCGCCGATCTCTTGGCTATACCCTGGATCGAAGGTCGAATAACGGCGAGGTGCGGGCGCGATCATGCAGTTTTACCCTGACCGGGGCGGTGTTCTGGTTTCCAGCCCTTTTTATGAAGCACACGAAGAACTGTGGCGGTTGCTACACCATACCTACGCTGGAATTCAGCAATTTGCCCTCTGCGCCCACAGAATTCCCTTCGCATCTGGTCAACTGCATCCCAGGTAAGCTTTGACATTCCCTGCTGCTCACCGGCTGTCATGGTCCCGTGTGCAACGCGATCAGATAGGTTTTCGCTTTGAGTTGCCCATCTCAGATTGTCTGCGCGATTGTTTGTTTTGTCTCCATCGTTATGGGCAACGATGTGCATGGGGGATGGTTTTGGACCGTGAAATGCTTCGCAAACGATCCGATGAACATAACGCTGCTTTTGCGGCGGGATTCCATTGCCAAGCACAACAAACAGATAACCTGATCCAGCGGATGCGGGCTTTAACTCGCGAACTGGACCGCCTGGTTTGCGAACAATTCTGATAACTCGTCCACCGGACGAGACCATATAGTCAGAAAATCCTGGGCAAGGTCTCCACTCACCATCCGCCAAGGTCTCACTTAGCCAACGGTCTTGTGCTTTGTTACGCTCTTCGCGCATGTAATGTCGGCTCACTTCGCGCATGTAATGTCGGCTCATGCTGCTGCGATCCCAATTGCATCAGGCCGCGCCGGACCCTGCGATCCGATCTCCTCCTGATGCTCCTCGAAGGTCTTCTCGGCCCGCACAACGTCATGGCGCTGCAACAGGTCGAAGAATTCCTGCTCGCTGATCTGGCCCGCCTGCACAGCGCCGACCAGCGCGGTCAGTTGCTGGGCATCGAGGCCGGCCGGGTTGAAGTCGCGGTTGATCTCATACCGCACCTCGCCCGTGGTCGGCATCCAGTCGCGGAACAGTTCGAGCGCCCAGGTCAAGGCATCGCTAACCTCGATCACCGTCGCGGCAAGGATGGAATTCTCGCCCGCCCGCTTGATCTGCGTTCCGCCCAGCGTTTCGGCCTGCGCGGTTTCATCGGCCAGCATTCGCGCGCCAAGGACAGCCATGCGCTGTTCGAGCGCTCGCAATGCCTCGCGCGTTTCCTGCAGGCCCTGGCCTGAGAACTCGATGTATTGAGCCTTGGCATTGGGATCGGGCGCGGTGATCGCCCCGCTGCCGCCGATGTAGATCGACTGCCCCTTTTCCAGCGTCACCCCGGCAAGGAACAACGTCGGCAGGCCGGTGAAGTGCAGGCCGTGGCGATAGTCCGAGTTGATCTGATAGTGAGCGATGTTCGCGTCGGCTAGGTCGAGCAAAGGCGGCTCCTCAAGCGCGCCGACGATCTTGAACGGGATGCGGTCGAGCGCGCGGTTGCCCATGAGCGGGTAAGCCTCGCTGACAAGCTGGTCCTCGCCCTTCTCGTTGATGCGAAACACCCGCTGGCGATAGGCCCACGATTGCCCAGCGTCGCCCATCAGCGGCACAAGATCAAGCACGCGGTAACGGTCCTCGGTCTTGCGATCGAACTCGTCAGCGCCAACGTCCGCGCTCTCCTTGAGGACCACTTGCACAAGCTGGTGCTGGTTGTTGATCCGGGCATAGCGCCAGTTGATGATGCTCTCGACCTCGTAATACTGGATCATCGGTCGCAGGCCCATGCGCTCGGCTGCGGCCTGGCTGATCGCGGTCACACCTTCCGGCATCGGCGGGTGATCGACCATCAGGCCGAACGCGCCGTATTCGAGCATGTCCTCAACGCAGCCCTTCGCCAGTTTGTCGAGCGACTTGCCCGCCATGTTCACGTCGTCGAGCAGGGGCAGCATTCCGGCCGGCGCTTCGAGGGTCAGCGGCTTTCGGAATGCCATGCCAGCAAGGCCCGCAATCGTGCGCCACATCGCGCCGTAGAAGTCCGACCGCTTGAGCCGCGCGTTGTATGCCGCGTCCTCCTCGTCGGTCAGCTTCGGCAGATATTCCTCGCGGCGAGCGCGCATTGCGTCCTGGCCGTCCACGGCATCGGAGCAGCGCCGCCATTGCTGGGACAGCTTGTCATAAGTCGGATGGGTTGCGCGAACGCCTTTGGGCTTTGCGGACATACTAAACACCTCCTATTCTGACCCGGCTTATGCCACGACCGGCGACCGGGAATTTGTAGTGGATAAAATATCCGCAAGCGTCGTTGATGTGATCTAGGCCGCTGGTTTTATCAGGTTCGCCGTTCTTGTCATAGGCTTGCTTTTCCAGTGCTTCGACCAGCATGGGGCAACGATCCACATTTACCTTGAGGCGGCGCACGCCTTCGCAGTGGATCATCTGGTTCATCGCCAGAATACGGTTCTTGACCGGGGGGTTAGCCGAAGGGGCAAGGATCGTGAACCCGGCAGCACGCAGGAGTGATATGTCGCTTTCGCTGGCGTTGTTCGAGCGCCGCCCACCACCACTCGCGTCGGGATAGACGAAGATCGCGTGGCCCTGATAGCGCGACTTGATTGTCGCAATCATCGCCGGGGTGTCGAGAACGCCTGTGATCTCGTCCACGCCATGCGGATTGCCGTCACGCAGAACAAACACCGCGCCAGCCATTTGGCCGACGTTGAAGTCCATGCCGATGTGAAGCGGTTCGCTGACCTGGATGGTTTCGGTCGAGCGGTTCAGCGCGCGGTCAAACTCGGCGTAGATCGAGCCGCTGGTGAGGTTGACGAACTGGCCGTCGAGATAGGCGGCGAGGAGGTTGGCGGGGTAGGAATTGCGCAGGCTGTCGATGTAGCCATCGGGGAGGTTGTGCGCGTTCGACATGGTGGTCGCGCGGATCAGGCGATAACCGTCAGCCGGGTTCTTGGCCCAGCGCTCATAGACAAACCGAAAGCCTTCCGGGGTAGTGGCAACACCGACCGAATTGGGCGCGCCGTCCGGTTTTTTCTGACGGTTGCGTGCAATGACCTTGTTCCAGACCTCGCGGGCCTTGTCGATTGGCAGTGTATCGAGTTCGTCGCAAATGCTGTCAGCGACCTCATAGGCGACGATCCGCGCCGGGTTCTCCATCGTGCGCAGGATGATCGAGCCGCAATTCCAGATCTGAATGAGGCTGTCGTTCTTGTTGATCTTGAAGCTTGCCCCCATGCCTTCAAGTTTTTCCTCAAGGCGCGGAAAGGCCATGCGAGAAACGAGGTCATAGGTCGGCAGGTAGTAGGCGACATCCTGCCCAGGATAGCGCCGCTTGAGCCTGAGAGTGCGCCACATCGCCGCCTCTGACTTGCCCGCACCAAAACCAGCGACCATCGCCGGGAAACGCTCCTCGGCGGTCACAAACTCGAATTGCGGGCGGGTTAGTTCGATCATGCAGCATTTTGCCTTTCAAGAATGCCAAGACCATACAGCAAACCATTTGGCTCATCCCATTTTGGGTTAATTTCGATAAGAAGCCTTTCAAGTGAGCTTCGACCATTCTCTTCTATTTTAAACCATTCTCCTTGCATTCTTCGTCTTGCAAATCGTTTATGCACCATACGCTCTTCATCTTGAGTTCCTATTACACACCCCAGTAATTGTAGTTTTACAGGACAACCCGTCTGCAATTCTTTTAGGCGTTTTTGCGCGTCCCCAGAAGTGAAGCCAATTTTCACCGCAGATAGCGGCTCGCAAGCTATGAAATAGATCCGACCAATCACTGTTCGCGCACCCCCAGCACGATGTCAGGCATTCCGATCTGGCCGGACAGTTTCGCATCCACCTTTTCGGTCAGCAGACCGAGCAACTTTGCCTTGCCCAGCGTTGCAGAGACGGCTGCGGCAGATTGCGGCTTGGCTGCTTCCAATGCGATCTTGCGCGCCTGATCCAGTTCGGCAATTAGGTCATCAACGGTGATCCCAAGGCGCTCGACCTGCTCTTGCCGGAGCGCTTCGATCCTTACCGCGATCTTACTGTCAGCCAGCAATTCGGAAGCGCGGACGTTGATCGTCGCCGGCTTGCTGTTCCCGGCGTCGTAGGCTTTGCGATAAGCCTCCGATGCATTGCCCGTCTCGATGTAGGCAATGCAGAACGCTTCCTGTTTCGGGGTCAGATCAGGCATCGCCAGTATGCCCCTCGGCAAACAGGGTGCTGCCCCCGCCGCGCTGGAACTTGGCCACCAGGTCATGCAGCCGGTCGATCGTCGCCTCATGCTCTGCGACCTTGGCTTCCAGTTGCTCGATGCGATCCTTGTCGGTCATTGCCATTCCTTTCGTGCTTGGTGCTTTGGATAGTTGCTTGCGAAGCGCGGCATCTTGTGCCGGTTGATCTGCCGCTTGTGATGCTCGGCCGGCAGCACCGTCATCACCACATGGCCCTTGAGCGCGATCCTGTGCCCCGTAGCGAGGCGAACGAACTGCGCACCGAACAGGGCAGCGGCTTGGACGGCGGGGGTGGAGAGGGCTTGCCGTGCCTCCTGGTCGGTGCATGGGCG